ACATTCTACTCCAAAAACTTTATCTCGGAATCTGTTAAACATGATTATCTATTTATTTTACCAGATTTTTTAGCTTTGCTTCCAAATCTTCCGTAAGATTCGTCTCTAGATGCTTTCAATTGCTTCTTAGTTCTTTTCTTACGAATTCTCATAGCGATGGACTCATCTTTTCTATCTTTGTAACCCTGTTTTTTCTTTTTAACAGAACCACCTTTTTTATACATAGCTCCACCTGCCATTCCCATGTCTGATGGATAGTAACCAGATCTCATGTCTCTTCTCATTACTCCACCTCCCATAGCCTTAGCTCTTCCTCCAGTAGCGTATCTTGTTCTTCCTGGTCTTACTCCGTTTTGTCTCATATTATTTTCTCCCTTTTTTCAGTGCTCTACCGAAACCTTTTTTAGCAACTCCACAACCTACACGGCCACCTTTTTTAGCTCCTATTCTTCCACCATCTTTTGCTCCATCGTAAGGTCCTAAACCGAAATCATTTGGTGAATACATATTTCTTCTATTAAATTTTACACCAACTCCACCGGTCATAATTGGATCATCATATCCACCACCAGTGTAAGCTCTGTCAGTTGTAAATGCTCTTTTGTCTGCACCACTAACACCTAAGTTTCTTCCTCTTCTACCTAATGCTACTGCACCTAAACCAGCTGCCAGTAATGGTGCTGCTTTTTTTAAAAATCTTTTTAATTTACTTTTCTTCTTAGCCATTTTAACTCCTTACTTTTTTCCATTTCTGAAAATCTGTGTACCCTTTATACCAAAAATACTACCAACTACAAGTATCCATAAAGACGAAAACCAGGTCGGCAATGCTGCAAAGTGTTCAAAGAACACTTTTACTTTTTCAAGGGCTACCGGATCGTCACTAAAGACCCCCCAAGCGAGCACAATTATGGGCGCCGAGAGGATCACCAAAACGAATTCGTCCTTGTAGTCGTTTTGACGAGCTTCTAGAAGTTTACCCTGGTAAGCTTCCTCGCCACGAGCTTGTCGCTCTGCGTGCAATAACTGAGCATCAGACATTGCAACTTTCGCTCTCTGCTTGTTAGCATAAATTTTACTACCAGCAGAAACGGCTAATTTAATTGCCGATAACCACATACTAGTACCACTTAACAGTAGATTTTTTAGAAGCTAGCATTCTTTTTTGTCCACCAACTTTGTTTACAGTTGGTTGACCTAAAGGCATTTTAACTTCTGTTTCTTTTGCATAACCATCCGCAGTAACTGAAAAAGTATTTTTTGCATCTGCTTTTGGTGTATCAGATACAACTTCTCCAACGTAGTTTGGATTGTGTTTTGTAAAGAATGTTTTTCCTTTTCCCATAGTTTTCTCCTTGTTTATTTATATACTATCTTTTTGGACCTTTCAAGATCCTTACGTCTTGTTGTTTCATGATGTCATTAGCCATTTTAGCTTCTTGAGACATCATTTGTTTAGTTAACGATGTATCAGCTCTTAATTCAGCTAATTCTTGGTTTTGATCTAATTTTTCATCAAATTGTTCTTGGCCCATCAATTGTTTAGATCTATCCAAATCAATCTTTTCTTGGCCTTGTTCACGTTTAACTTCGTCATCCATAGCTCTTAAATCTAGTTCTCTTGCTTTTAATTTAGCAATTGGGTCGTTTCCAAACTCACCCATAATTTTATTTTCTTCTTCTTTAAATTCTTGAGTCATTTCTGCAATTAATTTAGCTTTTCTAGACTCTAAATTCATCGACATTTGCATAATTTGTTGTTGATACTGTGGATCTTGTTGTAACATCGGATTTTGTTGTACCATTTGTTGCATTTGCATCAATTGTGCAATTTCTTCTCTAAATTCTACCTCTAACTGCTCTTGTGCCATCAAAGAAATGTGTTCAAAGATGTTTTTTTCTAATGCAGCCATAACTGGAGGTGCATTTCGAGCAATATTAGACGCCATAAAGTTTAAATGGGTCGTAATATGCGCTTGATGGTCTTGTCCTTTGAAAGCTTGGAAAGGTTTTCCACTCATTGCAAGAATATTTTCAGTTGCCGGGTCCATTGGAGTCGGTTGTTGAGGTGGTGGCAAGATTTTATCAATATTTTTTACTCCAATTGCATTATACATAGCTCTATACGCTTCATAAAGGTTGTGCATTTTAGGATTTGACATTGCAAGTTGCAATTCTGTCTGTGCCATTGAAATTCTTTGTGATTGAGAAAAGATATTTGGGTCTGCTACAGGTAAAATGTCAACTTTGTCGTCAAAATCTGCAACTTTAATTTGTTTGCCTGCACCACTATGCCCATCAATTGCAATAAAGTTGCTGATGGTTCTTTAAATGGTAAAGGCATAAATGCATCTTTGATACTTCCTCCAGGTGCATCTACATCTCTGAATTCTCCAGGCTGTATAGCTTGTGCCTCATCTCTAACACGGATTCCTCTTTGTTTAAATCCGGCCGGTAAATTACTTAAAGTTCCTGCGTCAAGTAGTTGACGTAATGCAGTGGTTGCTGTTCTTGATAAACCACCGATCATATGAATTAATCCAAAACCATAAAAACCTAATCCAGGTAAAAATTTAAAATGTACAAAGTAATCTATTTTAAGTTTTTGTGGATCTTCGACTTTATAGTTTCGTCTAACTGATAAAATTTGTCTGTTATTCATTTCAATAGTAATAATGTATGGAAGTTTAATTCCAGTTGGTTCTCCTTGAGAATCTTTATCTTCAAAACCTTCTAAATCTAAATCAGTATGAATTTCTAAAACTGTAAAGATGTCTTCATCTCTAGTTTTTTTAACTCCTTCTAATTCTCTTTCTTTTTTCTCTACTTCTGTTTCTTGGTTATATCCAGGTGTTAAATCCACATCCATGTAAAAACCTGAAACTTGTTTTTTTCTTAAATCGTTCTCAGACATTTTAATTACATGCACAACTGCTTCTGCATCTTCTAAAGATGTAGCAGTGTATGGCACAACTAAATCATCTGCTGGAACAAATTTTGAAACAGCTCTGCCTAAGAGTTCATCATAATAAACTTTTTTAAAGGCAGAGCCACTAAGAGGGAGATAAAAAAGCATTGTGTCGAACTCGGGTTCGTACTCTTTCATCACATCCATGAGCTGATAGTTCATGAATTCTTTAACTCTTTGCGACTGGTCTTCTTTTGCTCTATCTGCAAGTCCAATTATTTGTGTATGTACTGGACCAGTTGCTGGAAGTAATTCTTTGTAAGCTTGCGCTTGAAACTGTGTAACTGATTCTGCTAACACTGGGTGTGTTGCACCCGAAGCTCCTTGAAACGGTTGAGTTGGATTTTCATATTTAAATCCTAAAAGATCTAAACCTTTTGTGTAAGTATCTTCCCACGCTTTTCTAGAAGATTTGTATTGATTATAATTTTCTACTAATTCAGAACCTAATTTTCCTAAAACTTGTTCTGGTAATAATTCTGCTAAATTATCAAAATGGCTTTCTCCTCCAGGTTGGTTAACTGCTTCTGGATCAAAATTAATTGTTGCACTACCATCTTCTTCGGTTGTAACTTGAACATCATCAGGACCGACTTGTTCGTTAACAGTTTCTTGTTCAGCAACTGCTACTTCTTCTTCGCCAGGTACTTTAATTTCAGTCTCTACGTTTGGTAGGGCTTTGTCTATTTTTGCCATTTATATTCTCCGAGTTCTTGATTGTTGTAGCTTGTTTTATGGGAACATTCAACCCTTGTGAGTCAGGTCCTTTCAAAGGTGGAATCTCTTTCCATTTAACGTGTTGCATATTTGCAACAAGAGTTTTATTCTTCACTAAAAAACCCCCGTTTGTTTCTATAATCATCAAAAGTTTCATAACCACTAATACCTAATGATAGCGCTAAACCTGGTAAACCAAATCTTCTAGACACAGTTTTTAATACACTTGGACTAATTCCAAGTCTCATAGCTTTTGCTATTCCAGGACTTACTCCTTTTGTAGCAAGATCACTAGCAGGTCCCATAAATGCAGCACCTAAATAATTTATTGGATCTGTTGCAATCTCTCCTAATGAATCTCCTTCTGCAATTTGACCACCAATAAATAATGGCTCGGTTGCCAGTAAACCTAATGGTGTTCCAAGAGAAGCTAATCCTCTTCCTAAAGTCCTTAGACCAGTTCTAGTTACACCTCTTTTTTCTGCACCTAACGCACCTTTTCTACTAGCTTCAATTGTTGAAGGTGCAACTGCTGCAGTTCCTGCTGCTGCACCAGCTCCTATTACTGGTAATTGATAATCTAATATTGCTGAATCTGCTTTTGGTTCATCTGCAATAGGATCTGTAATCATATCTATTAGCATATTT